GGGAGAAATCCCTCGCCACCTCTGATGTGGCAGGCATCCTCAACGCACCCGCACTTAACCCGCTTCGGCGGGTTTTTGTTTTTATTTTCAACGCGTTTGAAGTTCTGGACGGTGCCGGAATAGAATCAAAAATACTTAAGTAGCGCGCAGGGATAAGAGGGATGGTCCCTTAAAGGGGAGAGCTAATTATCCGGAAGGATTCTGATGATGAACATCGAAGAACTGCGTAAAATTTTTTGTGAAGATGGCCTCTATGCTGTGTGCGTTGAAAATGGAAATCTTGTTAGTCATTACCGCATTATGTGTTTGCGAAAGAATGGGGCTGCGTTAATTAATTTTGTGGATGGTCGAGTGACAGACGGATTTATCTTGCGCGAAGGTGAGTTTGTCACTTCATTACAGGCACTGAAAGAGATCGGAATAAAAGCAGGCTTTTCAGCTTTTGCAGAAGAATAAACTCATCTACAATCTTGCGCGGGGCTGAACTCCCGCTGAGTAACACCGTGCCACCGGAGAAAACCGATGGCACGCAACGTAAAATATTACAATTCTGATAATTCGCCCGTTCTTGCCTGCACGCACGGGCGGTATTCTCACGCATTCAAGTCTGAATGGTTCCAGCACCCTCCATGCACTGCAGAACAGGCCGAATGGCTGATTCATTCTTACCGCAGGCGCGGGTTCGAGGTTAAGAAAGCTCTCAGTCTCGACTATCGGCACTGGATAATCTCTGTCAGGCTGCCTTATTCCGAACGCCCACCACGTGCGTCCCGCACTTTCCAGCAACGGATCTGGAGGTAACGTGCGGGTATTAGTGACTCCTGAAATTGCTCACCGTCTGGGGATTGTACTTTTCAGGCCCGGTCCTGATGCGATGCCTTTGTTTATGCAGGGGCGTGTGCTGGTGGAGCCTGAACCGAAAAGCATGCGCAATCTGCCGCCCGGTGTCGTTCCTGCCGTTCGCCAGCCGCTGGCGGAAGATAAATCATTACTGCCATTTTTCAGCGATGAGCGGGTGATTCGTGCTGCTGGTGGCACTGGTGCACTGTCTGACTGGCTGTTACGCCACGTTAAATCCTGCCAGTGGCCTCATGGAGACTATCACCATAGTGAAACCGTCATACATCGTTACGGTACCGGCGCAATGGTGTTGTGCTGGCACTGTGACAACCAGCTGCGTGACCAGACCTCCGAATCACTCGGGCAGCTTGCTCAACAAAATCTGACAGCCTGGATGATTGACGTCATACGTCACGCAATAAGCGGTACACAGGAGCGGGAATTATCGCTGGCTGAATTATCCTGGTGGGCGGTCTGTAATCAGGTAGCGGACGCACTACCGGAGGTAGTATTACGTCGTTCTCTGGGGTTACGTGCGGAAAAAATCCGCTCTGTGTACCGCGAGAGCGACATCGTACCGGGAGAGCAGACAGCCACCAGCATACTGAAGCAGCGCACAAAAAATTTTGCGTCGTTGCCTCGCGCCCACCAGCAACCGAACCCACCACAGGAAAAGACGGTTGTAAGTATCACAGTTGATCCGGAGTCACCGGAATCTTTCATGAAGCGGCCTAAACGTCGTCGCTGGGTGAATGAGAAATACACGCGCTGGGTAAAAACACAGCCGTGTACGTGTTGTGGTAAGCCAGCAGACGATCCCCATCACCTGATTGGTCACGGTCAGGGCGGAATGGGGACAAAAGCCCACGATATTTTTACGTTGCCGCTGTGCCGGGAACATCACAACGAACTTCATGCAGATCCGCAGGCGTTCGAAGAAAAGCATGGTTCTCAGGTTGATTTAATTTTTCGTTTTCTTGATCACGCCTTTGCAACAGGCGTACTCGGATAAAAGAGGTTACTGATGGGGATAGAATTTGTTTTGCCTTACCCGCCAACGGTGAACACCTACTGGCGACGTCGTGGCAGCACATATTTTGTATCAAAAGCCGGTGAGCGTTATCGCCGTGATGTGGCGCTTATTGTTCGCCAGCAGCGACTGAAATTAAACCTGTCCGGAAGGCTGGCAATAAAAATTATTGCAGAGCCACCGGATAAGCGCCGCCGCGACCTGGACAATATCCTGAAGGCACCACTGGATGCGCTGACGCATGCCGGACTACTTATAGACGACGAGCAGTTTGATGAAATCAATATTGTGCGCGGACTGCCTGTTCCTGGTGGGCGGTTGGGCGTGAAGATTTACGAAATTACAGGTGATAACGATGGTGCGTGATATTCAGCAGGTTATGGAGCGGTGGGGAGCATGGGCTGCGAACAATCACGAAGATGTGTCATGGGCGTCAATCGCTGCTGGTTTTAAAGGATTAATCCCGCCGAAAGTGAAATCACGCCCTCAGTGTTCTGATGATGATGCAATGATAATTTGTGGCTGTATGGCCCGGTTGAACAAGAAAAATCAGGATTTGCACGATTTGTTGGTGGATTATTACGTAGGTGGAATGACTTTTATGGGGTTGGCACGAAAGCATGGGTGTTCGGATACCTGTATTGGCAAGCGCCTGCAGAAAGCGGAAGGGGTTATTGATGGCATGTTGATGATGCTTGATATCCGACTGGAGATGGACAGATACGTAGAACGAATCATGTAGGAGCTTGACCAGACACATTGTCCGGGGCTATATTCCTCACGCGCCAGCAAAATCTGGCGTCGGGATTGGCGTCCCGGATGAAAAAGGCGACAACAGACGCGCCAGCGTCTTTTTTATTGTCGTTTGCACTGTCACATCTCAATGGTGGGCTGTGTGGGGGCGGAGCGATCCGCGCCGGTTCCTTTTTCCCGGTTACGCCAACCCTGCACAGTTCACCACCATACTGATTGGCGTCAGCAGTGGTGATGATTCACATAGAAAAAGGATCATCCTATGGCTATTCAAATCTCAGTTGAAACTCTTTCCCCGATCACCCATAACCAAATCCCTGTCATTACTACCGAGCTTTTGGCACAACTTTATGGCACCGAAACTAATAACATCAAAGTGAACTATACACGCAATGCCGAGCGTTTTGTTTGTGGGAAACACTACTTCAAATTGGAAGGGGCTGAGTTGCGGGAATTTAAGAACAAGGTTACTCAAAGTAACTTAGTTGCACCGCGTACAAAGCACCTCATCCTCTGGACAGAACGCGGAGCAGCCCGTCACGCCAAAATGCTGGAAACCGATCAGGCGTGGGAAGTGTTCGAAAAACTGGAAGACTGTTATTTCAGCCAAAAACAACCACCAGCAGCACAAAACACCCCAACCCAAAATGATGGATGCGCATTACTGATCCACTTCGATAAACACGGTCAGGTCGACTTCACGGAAAAACTACCCGCCGATGCGATGGTATGCACTCTGGAACGGTTTTAAAAATTTTCCCCGAACGCTTTACGATCGTAAAAAGTTGAATATCCTGTTAAGAGTGGTTACTACGCCAAACAGCTTAAACCCGCCACTGAGCGGGTTTTTTATGCCTGAAAAACGGTACAGGACGTTAAACGCGCTGGTGGTTGCGAATACTGGTCTTTCGGCTTGTATTTTTGTAAATCGATATATACTTATCTTGTGACCAGTAATGTCAGGGCAATTGATATGAATGAAGCTTGTTCTGTTGTTTTTGTTCATTCCCCGTTTGTTGTGCTCTTTGAAGGAAAAGAGCTCTCTCTGGAAAGTGGTAGTGCACTTCTTGTCAGGGGGGGAGCTGGATCGTTATTGCCCTTTTCGGAATGTTTTCGGCGAATAAGTCTCAGTGAATCGACAATTATCCGTTACCTGTTGTGTGGAGACGAAAAACAGGATGTAGTTTTAGTCCGGCAAATACCACGATATCTTTGCGTGAGTTTTCCCAAGGCAGAATTGATGGGCATCCTGATTGATTATCTTTGTGAGGAAAAGATTCATACGGACAATTTAGCGGAAATGCTTTCCTTTTCGTGTCTGGCGTTTTTCTCATCAGAGAAAATGTTTTCGTCGTTTCTGACCGCGTGTATTGGCAATATTAGTGACAGGCTTAGTGCATTGTTTCGTACGGACATTGCAGCAAACTGGACTCTGAGAGATGTGTCTTCGCGGTTATGTATCAGTGAAAGTTTGTTAAAAAAAAGACTGAAAGAAGAAGGCACCTGTTTCAGTGAGTTGTTGCTTACAGAGAGAATGAGAATGGCAGCAATGCTGTTGAATCAATCTCGTTGCGCCATCAACAGAATCGCTGCTCAGTGTGGCTATAATTTTACATCTTATTTTATCAGCGTATTCAGGAGTTATTTTGGTGTTACACCGGCAGGTTACAGGATGGCTGCATTCAATGAGATGAGTTTAAGTGTTACTCAAGAATAATTGAATTTTGCACTCATTGAAAACAGGCTCGCTGCGGCGGGCCTTTTTTATATCCGCGCCACGTCCGGCGCACATCACATCAGATAACACCACACAAAAGGTATCTGCGGGTGCCTTTGACGGGGTGTTGTTTTTTTACGGGCCGACAGTGGCCCTTTTTTATTTACAGGAGAAAAAGTATGTCTGAACCCTTATCCGGTTCCGGCACGGCTGCGGCGCTCGGCGGGGCGACGGTATTCGGGCTGTTTACCGGAACGGATTTCGGGATTGTGTTTGGCGCATTTGCCGGGGCGCTGTTTGTGGCCACAATGCCGCAGGCACTATCTGCCTGGCGTGTGGCAGCGCATTTTCTGGTGTCGTTTATCGTTGGCGTGCTGGGTGCGCATGTGCTGTCAGCCTGGATTGCATCAAAAACAGGTTATGACGGTACATCGGCGGATGCACTGTGTGCGGTGCTGGTGGCGGTGGTGTCGGTGAAGATTCTCTCGTTCATCCACCAGCAGGATATTGCATCGCTGGTGTCTGGCCTGTTCTCCCGCCTGCGGGGTGGAGGAGGCGGCAATGTTAAGTAACCTTCCCGGATTGCTGAATGTGGCGTTATGCACGGTTATCGTGCTGACGCTCTTTTTTTATCGTCGTCGTGATTCCAGACATAAACCGCTGATGTCATGGCTGGCCTGGTTGCTGATGCTGCTGTATGCCTTTGCGCCCCTCAGCTATCTGTGTGGTCGCCCGTTAGCAACGGGCTGGCTGGAAGTGTTTTTTAACCTGCTGTTCTGCGTGCTGGTGGTTCGTGCTCGTGGGAACGTTTCAAAAATCTTTGTATTACGAAGGCGCTGAGATGAAGTCGAAAGATGAAATTTTTGATGCTGTTCTTGGCAAAGAGGGCGGCTACGTCAACCACCCTGATGATAAAGGTGGTCCGACTAAATGGGGCATTACTGGAAAAGTTGCCCGTGCACACGGTTATCAGGGGGATATTCGTGACCTGACGCGTGGGCAGGCCCTCGAAATTCTTGAAGCGGACTACTGGTACGGGCCACGTTTTCACAAGGTTGCGAGCCTGTCTCCGGAGATCGCTGCTGAATTGTGTGATACCGGCGTAAACATGGGGCCGTCAGTGGCATCCAGAATGCTTCAGCGCTGGCTTAATGTATTTAACCAGAAAGGAGAGTTGTATCCGGACATTGATGCAGATGGTTGTATCGGCCCACGTACCATTAATGCGTTACGCGCCTATTTGTCAAAACGTGGCAGGGATGGTGAGTTGGTGATTCTGACAGCGCTAAACTGTACGCAGGGAGATCGCTACCTTGAACTGGCAGAAAAACGTGAGGCTAATGAATCGTTCGTGTATGGCTGGATGAAAGAGCGCGTGGTGGTGTAGTTGGCATTAATGAGGCCAGTAAATCCAACCTGCGGTTAGCTTGTTATTAGACTTACCGAACAAGAAAAACGACTGGAGAAAGAGTTCGGTTTTTATACCAAACAAAGAGGAGAATATGAATCAGTGAGTACAGAGAAAAATCCTCGGCAGATCGTATAAATCTTCTTTTAAAGCCGTCCGTTATGAAAGGAATAGAAAAGAAAGTAACTGCACGTCTTTATGTGACACGGTCTGCTTTTGCTATTTTTCTTTTGGAGGTTGTTATTTGCGCATCAAGTGCAGATAGAGTTGCCCATCGAGATGGGCAACTTATGATATTATTGTGAGCAATATACCCGAGCTTCCAGCGGAGTATAAATGCCGAAAGTGATAAAACCGAGCAATCCATTTACGAATGTTTGCTGGGTTTCAGTCTTAACAACTTTTTCTGCGCCACCACAAATTTTGGCTGCATCGACAGTTTTCTTCTGACCAATTCCAGAAACGAAGAAATGATGAGTGATGGTTTCCTTCGGTGTTACTGTTGTCGGTTGGTTTTCAACAGTAAACGTCTGTTGAGCACATCCAGAGATAAGCAGGGCCAGCGTGAAAGTGAGTAGCGTTTTTTTCATAGTGTTATTCCCGTTGTGTTTTTAAGGTTGTTGAATCGTATTTGTAGAAATTTAAACAAAACCTAAACAATGAGTTGAAATCTCATATTTTTAATGTTTATTAAAGTATGCCAGATGTGCTGTATTTTCATTGTATTCCCGGATTAACTATGTCCTCAGTACCGACTGGTAACTCCTGTGTGGGAGTGCCGGATAGTGAGGGGGATTAAACCGGGCGATATGGTTTAGCGTGGAAAAAATTGTGTCGTGTTCTGAATGCTTTCGGTAAACAATAATGAGTTGTCAAAGGTATAGTAATACCTTTTGTGTTCATGGACATTTGTAACCCATCGGAAAACTCCAGCTTTAGCCAGATTTTCCCTGTATTCATGAAATGTGATTTCTCTTGATTTCAACTTATGAGAGTAAGTTTCTATAAGTCGCGTGTCTCTGCGAAATTTAACATTCACAACCTCCTCAAGTCCTTTTATTAACACTGCGTTATCATTTTTCAATACAACGTGAATATTACCTGTGGCTAAATAGTAAATGTAATGTGAGACATTGTGACGTTTTAGTTCAGAGTAAAATCGGTCACAGTTGTAAGCGTCGTCTCAGCACCGTCTGGCAGATCCTGAAATTCCTGAGAGAATAGTGGACACCAAATATGGTGGACGCAATCCATGAAATCATTAACCGCAGTGCGTAAAAAAAGCCCTAATTATCCCGTTGAGTTCAAAATCAAAATGGTTGAACTCTCGCATCGACCAGAGATCTCCGTAGCGCAACTCGCTCGTGAGCATGGGATCAACGATAATTTGCTGTTCAAGTGGCGCCAGTACTGGCGCGAAGGAAAACTACGTCCTCCTTCAACAACAGAAAACAACGTGCCTGAGCTGCTCCCGATAACACTTGATGCCGAAGATGTTGTCCCTACAACCTCCCCCCGGTCACAACCTGTAGCTGCTGCGACACCTGAATCACTCAATATCAGCTGTGAAGTGACGTTCCGGCACGGATCACTCCGTCTGAATGGTGCCATCAGCGAAAATATCCTGAACCTGCTGATACGGGAGCTCAAACGTTGATCCCATTACCATCAGGGACAAAGATCTGGCTGGTCGCTGGCATCACCGATATGAGAAACGGCTTCAACGGCCTGGCGGCAAAGGTGCAGACGACGCTGAAAGACGATCCGATGTCAGGTCACGTTTTTATCTTCCGTGGGCGTAATGGCAGTCAGGTAAAGCTCCTCTGGTCTACCGGCGATGGACTGTGTCTGCTGACCAAACGGCTGGAGCGCGGCCGCTTCGCCTGGCCGTCAGCCCGGGATGGCAAAGTGTTCCTCACACCGGCACAGCTGGCGATGCTGCTGGAAGGTATCGACTGGCGGCAGCCTAAAAGACTGCTTACGTCCCTGACTATGTTGTAAGCCTCTTTATCCTGGTCGACGCTGAATGAGCCTGGTAATATACCCGGTATGAGCAGCTCACTTCCTGACGATATCAATGCACTGAAACGTCTCCTTGCCGAACAGGAGGCGCTGAACCGTGCCCTGCAGGAAAAGCTGAACGAGCGTGAACGCGAAATAGACCATCTGCAGGCACAGCTGGATAAGCTGCGCCGGATGAACTTCGGCAGCCGCTCGGAAAAAGTCTCCCGTCGTATCGCACAGATGGAAGCTGACCTGAAGGCACTTCAGAAAGAAAGTGATACCCTTACCGGTCGGGTTGACGACCCGGCCGTGCAGCGCCCGCTGCGTCAAACCCGCACCCGCAAACCGTTCCCCGAATCACTCCCCCGCGATGAAAAACGGCTGCTGCCGGCAGCGTCATGCTGCCCGGAATGTGGAGGCTCGCTGAGCTATCTGGGTGAGGATGCCGCCGAACAGCTGGAGCTGATGCGCAGCGCCTTCCGGGTTATCCGGACTGTACGTGAAAAGCATGCCTGTACTCAGTGCGATGCCATCGTGCAGGCCCCCGCGCCTTCACGGCCCATCGAGCGGGGTATCGCAGGACCGGGGCTGCTGGCCCGCGTGCTGATCTCAAAGTATGCAGAGCACACCCCGCTGTACCGCCAGTCTGAAATGTACGGCCGCCAGGGCGTGGAGCTGAGTCGTTCACTGCTGTCGGGCTGGGTGGATGCATGCTGCCGGCTACTGTCACCGCTGGAAGAAGCGCTTCAGGACTATGTGCTGACTGACGGTAAGCTCCATGCTGATGACACGCCTGTCCCGGTGCTGTTGCCAGGCAATAAGAAAACGAAGACCGGGCGGTTATGGACCTACGTTCGTGACGACCGTAACGCCGGGTCAACGCTGGCGCCGGCGGTGTGGTTCGCTTACAGCCCGGACAGAAAAGGCATCCATCCGCAGACCCATCTTGCGGGGTTCAGTGGTGTACTGCAGGCGGATGCATACGCCGGGTTCAACGAGCTGTACCGGGATGGCCGGATAACGGAAGCCGCCTGTTGGGCTCACGCCCGCCGTAAAATCCACGATGTGCACGTTCGCACCCCGTCAGCCCTGACGGAGGAAGCGCTGAAACGGATCGGCGAACTGTACGCCATCGAGGCAGAGATAAGGGGAATGACGGCGGAGCAGCGCCTTGCCGAACGTCAGTTGAAAACGAAACCGCTGCTGAAATCCCTGGAAAGCTGGCTGCGTGAAAAGATGAAAACCCTGTCGCGACACTCAGAACTGGCGAAAGCGTTCGCATACGCCCTGAACCAGTGGCCGGCGCTGACGTACTATGCAGATGATGGCTGGGCTGAGGCGGACAATAACATCGCTGAAAATGCGTTGCGGATGGTCAGTCTGGGCCGCAAAAACTACCTGTTCTTCGGTTCGGATCATGGAGGAGAGCGGGGAGCGCTGCTGTACAGCCTGATCGGGACGTGCAAACTGAACGGAGTGGAGCCAGAAAGCTACCTCCGCTATGTCCTTGACGTCATAGCCGACTGGCCGATAAACCGGGTCGGCGAACTGCTCCCCTGGCGCGTAGCACTGCCGACTGAATAACACATCCCCGTCAATACGGTTCTTGCTGCACGCTTACTCACAGTTTAAATCTTTCCGCACTTGATCAAATATTTCTTTAAAAAGGGCAACCTGAGCCATCAGTATAACCTTGTATATGATATGGGGTGCGTAGTCTGCATGAGAGCTTTTAATACTGCAATCTGGTCAGATGTCTTTATCCTGTGTGGATGATAATTGATCTTACCCAGCAATAGT